ATTCAGGGATGAGTTGACCTTTTACAATCCAATACAAACGATTTGCTTCTTTAAGTTGGAAGTATGTCATACTGTATTTACAGTAGACTTATATTATAGCGTTAACATTAGCCAATTAAGAAACTGTAGCCAACGCCGCCAGCAACTTGTAGAGATAACTCTTGTTCTAGTTTCTCCATATCTGCTTGAGCTTCAGCTTTTAGTGTGTCACCGTTAAGACTTGTGCCGCCTTGTGGTCCAGCAACAGTAGCAAATTTACTACGAGCTTCTCCTAGCATGTATTTGCAACCTGCTAGTGTGTAATCTTTAATCCATTGCTTTGCTAGATAATCTTCAAATAATTGATTATCAGGTCTATAGTTGTAAGCATAGATTAAAACTTCTTCGTCAGCTCTAGGTTGTTGTAATACTGTAAGTTTCTTTGTAGTTGTGTTCCATTTAAATTCTATAAATGACCCAAACATACGCCCTACTAGTTCTTGATATCCTGCAAACATATCATAAGTTGCTAATCCTCCCATTTGAGTTGATCCACTTAAAAGATATGTGTTAGTAAATGCTAAGTTAAAAGGTTCAAATAGAGAGCCGCCTCCGCCGTTGCCTGTTCTAGATCCAATACTTCTACGGAATAGTTTTCTTACTTCGATAACTTCGCTAGGTAATATGTACTCATTTTGATCTTCAATTAGTGTCAAAAACAAGTAAGATTCTTCTACAGCGTGATCTGTTCTCTGCCTATACTTTGTTAATGCTTTTGTTAGAGCAGATTCGTAGTGTATAGGATCTAATTCTACATCAACCATGCCGCCACCTAAAAAGGCGTTAACATAGTCAAATATTTCCTGTTTTTGTGTTGCTAAACTAGTTGCCATATTATCTTGTTCTCCAATAGTATTTATCGTATCGATAAATATGTATATGCCAAGACTATCATTATATAAACCAGAAAAGGGAAATGACTACAAATTTATGGATCAAAGGATCTATGAAATGTTTACAGTCGGCGGTACTGATGTTAATATACACAAGTATGTCGGAACAGACGACGGTGAAGTAGTCAAAGATAATACCCAAATACAAGATTTACTGTTCTTAGAAAACAGAGACAGAAAGTATGATCCAGATATCTATACTATACGGGGTATATACAACGTTCAAGACATTGATTTCGATCTAAGCCAATTTGGTTTATTCTTATCTAATGATACATTGTTTATGACCATACATATTACTTCTAGTGTAAAAACGCTAGGAAGGAAGATTATGAGCGGTGATGTTATAGAACTCCCGCATTTAAAAGATGAGTATGCTGAAAACGATTTTGCAACTAGTCTTAAAAGATATTATGTTGTTGAAGATGTAAACAGAGCGGCAGAAGGATTTTCACCTACTTGGTATCCTCACTTATATAGAGTTAAATTAAAACAGATTGTTGATTCACAAGAGTTTAACGATATTTTAGAAGTACCGGAAGATGAAGATATCTTTATGGGTGATTACAGTTCAACTGTTACTTATGAGATAGGACAAGTTGTAAAATATAAAGGAAAACTTTATCAAGCAACAGCTCAAACATCAGGAAATACACCTACAGATGTTTTTAACTGGTCTGAATATACAGAAAACACTTTGAGAGATTTACTAAGCACTTATGATAAAGAAAAGGCAATTAATGATGCTGTTTTAAGCGAAGCAGAAGCTGACGCAGAAAAATCAGGATATGATACTAGCCATTATTATACTATTACTACAGACGATACTGGTAGAACAAGTGTAACTACTTTAGACGACCCAGGCGCAGGTAAACCTAGTAGAAGTGGGTATGCAGGTTATCTAGTAGAAGACGGTCAACCACCTAATGGAGCAGCATTCGGAAGTGGAACAAGTTTTCCTGCTATAAACGAAACAGGTGATTACTTTTTACGTACAGATTTTTTACCTAATAGATTGTTTAAATTTGATGGTACTAGGTGGTTAAAGGTACAGGATAATATTAGAATGACAATGACTAATACTAACGATAGAAAAACTCAAATCGGAACATTTATTAATAATACCAATACAAATGAAATTGGTGGAGAAACAATTACAGAAAGACAAGCACTTTCTAAAGCACTTAGACCAAAACCGGATAATACGTAATGCAATTTTTTTATGATGCACAGATAAGAAGGTATGTAACTCAACTAGTAAGAATGTTGAGTAATTTCAATGTGCAAGATGCACACGGAAATGAAAAGCAAGTTCCAGTTATGTACGGAGATATGACTAGACAAGTTGCTAATATAATACGAGACAACAGCGAAAACAAGATTCCAACAGCACCAAGAATGTCTGTTTACATTACTGGTCTTGAAATGGACAGAGATCGCACAGCCGATTCTAGTTTAATAAGTAAGCGTCACATACGTGAACGCACTTTTGACGAAGCAACTGGACAATATCTTAGTACACAAGGTAAAAACTACACTGTAGAACGACATATGCCTGCTCCATATACATTAAAAGTAAGTGCTGATCTTTGGGCTACAAACACAGAACAAAAATTACAAATATTAGAGCAAATATTAGTTTTGTTTAATCCTAGTTTTGAAATACAAACTACAGATAACTATCTAGATTGGACTAGTTTAACTGTAGTAAACATAGAAGGTATAACTTTTTCATCACGTTCTATACCTATAGGAGTTGATAGTGAAATTGATGTTGCTAGTATACAATTTAGTACCCCAATATACTTAACACCGCCTGCAAAGGTAAAACGCTTAGGAGTAACTACAAGTATTATATCTAACATATTCAATGAACAAACAGGGGATATTAACTTAGGTGCTACAATAGCAGGACAAATTGATGGTACTGAACCTGTATTTGTTACAAGAGTTAATACAGGTCCAATAGACACCGAAGATGACGGAAGCACATACAATGTTGATGACGGTGCATTTCCAAATCAAGGTGACGGAAATATGGACTTTAATACAAAGAGATTGTTTGATAAAACAAGTATTAGTAGTACCTATCAAAATTATGGTTTAAGTGTAGTTGATGATGTAGCACAATTAGTGTGGCGTAATAAGATAGGCGAAGTAAATTGGAGAGAACTAGTTGAAGCCTACCCTGGCACATATAAAGCAGATGTAAGCAGAATACTACTTATGGTAGATAGTAATGGAAATTATATTACAGGAACATTTACTATTAATCCTATGGACGAAACAAAAATTGTAATTAATTTCGACAGCGATTCATTACCAGATGATACTATTATTGAAGGTCCTGCTAGAAATCCAAATAGTTATACAAGTGTAGATTACATTATTGATCCTTTAAGATTTAATCCTACTGATGTAAAGGGAGCAGGTATTAGGTTACTCATACTTGGAGATATAGGAAATTCAGAAAATGTAGATGGACCAGATGCTTGGAAAAATACTGACGGTTCAGATTTTACAGCAAATGAAAACGATATTGTTGAATGGGACGGCTCTAAATGGCATGTAGTGTTTGATGCTTCTGGTGCAAACGATGGAAGCACTGATTCACCTGCAACATACATAAGCAATCTAAATACCGGCACACAATATAAATGGAACGGCGAGTTTTGGATTAAGAGCTATGAAGGTGAATACTCAGGAGGGACCTGGAACATACTACTAGATGCATAACTACTAGTATGAGCGATATTGTTTGTAGTGGAGCATTATTCTACTCCCTAAATACAAAAAGATTTTTATTCCTACATAGGACTGGTCCTAAGTCTAATATCTCTTGGGGATTAGTTGGCGGAACAAATGAAAATAAAGAGACTCCTTGGGAAGGATTAAAAAGAGAAATTTACGAAGAAATTGGTAATGTAGATTTCAAGAAAGTAATTCCTTTAGAAAGTTTTGTAAGTAACGATAATAGGTTTTCATTTCATACCTATCTAATAGTTATAAATGAAGAATTCATCCCCCAATTAAATAAAGAGCATGATGGATATGCTTGGGTATCAATTGGACAATGGCCTAAGCCACTACACCACGGGTTAAGAAATACACTACAGAACAAAACAATACAAGGAAAATTATCAACAATAACAGAAGTACTAAAGGTAATGGAAGACAATGAGTAGTGACGTATCAAAACAATCATGGGGACATGAACTTACAATAGCAAGAACAAATGATTATTGTACAAAAATATTAGCATTTGAAAAAGTAGGAAGTATTACAGACTTTTTCTTTAACGTAAAAAAAGAAAAAACTTGGTTTGTAAATACAGGCAATTTTAAATTGCGTTGGATTGATACTGATACAGGAAAACTTTTTGAAACAGTTATAGGCGAAGGGCAAATTCATCATGTTCCTCCCCTAATGCCGTGTTGTCTTGAATCTATAAAAGACGATTCGTCGATTACAGAATCAAGCAATGGTGAGTTTGAAAAAGATAAGTTTATAGTGCTTCCTGGTAAAAACGTAGGGTGAAACATGTTTCCACGATTAACAAAGTCAGAAAAATGGACTAATGATTTAAAGCGTTATAAGAATGCTACACTTATAATAGAAGATGAAAAAGTTAAACTCAAACTAGTCAATTATATAAAAACGTTTGAGGAACTATCTAATGAAATAGATGTAGGACATCAATCAAGTAGCGGAGGCATTATTAGTCCGCGTCAATTAATAGACACAAAACACAATTTGTTCAAAGTTAAAGAAAAAATTGAAGTAATGTTAAAACAATTAGATAACTGATATACGTTTAATTGTTATAGCACCTACCATTGCAGGGTGCAATGTACACTGATATCTATAGTTTCCTGAAATAGTTTCAGGAACTTCCCAATACAATGTTCCGCCATCTTTACCTTGAGCGTTTGCTCCAGTCGACACATTGCCAATAATATCTACATGAATTAATCCTGTATTATATGCTGTTCCTGTACCGTCTTGAATTTCAAAAGGATGTCCTGCAATTTGATCTAAGTCAAAAGCAATAGTCATACCACCTATTGCATATAGTGTAGGATTGTTTCCTGTATAACCGTGACTGTCGCACAGATACGCAGAGTTGCCTGCATTGTTTAGGCGTAACATAGCAAATGCTGGCATATAACTTTTATCTATAGTTCTACCAGTTCGCACAACTTCTTCTAGATCGTCATATTTACTAACACCTAATGCCGCTGGCATATCGATACGCACACTGTCGCCTGTAACTGTTGTGCTTATGTTAGTACCACCAGTAAATGTGAATGTATCTGTTGTTGTGTTAGCAGAAACACTACCTGCATCACCGTTAAATGTTAACCATAAATTTTGATCTGGATCACCACCACCACCACTTACTGTGTCAGGTCCCCATGTACTTCCGTCCCAAACAAGTGCTTGTCCTGTTGACGGTGCAGCACTACTGACATTGTTTAAATCTCCTATGTTAGAACTTGTCGATAAAGCATCCGTTATGCCGTATCCAGCTATTGTTGTAGGAGTTCCGGATAATGAACTAAATGCTCCATCAAAAGCGTCTGTGATCCCATATCCTGCTATAGTAGTTGGCTTGCCAGACAATGAACTAAATGCTCCATCAAAGGCGTCTGTGATTCCATATCCTGCTATTGTAGTTGGAGTATTTGTTAATGAACTAAACTGTTTATCAAATAATAAACTAGTTGTATCAGTTAAGTCGCTTACATCGGAAGGAATAGTAGGAGTATTAATAAAGTTGTTATAATTTAAAAAGTATACACCTTCAAATCCGTCAAGTGTATCTGCGTTTGCACCTACACTAACATCTACTGTAAAGTTTGAATTGTAAACCATAAACACTGGAACATTAGCACCAACAGAACCAGGTGTTAATTCTGTTCCTGTTGTATCGTCATAGAAATTAGCTCTAAATCCGTTTACAGTTTTGTTTGCAATCTCAACAGATATATTTGCATCGCCTGCAATTTCTAAATCAGTGACAACTACATAATTAGTATTACTTTGTGCTGTATCAAATGTAAAGTCTATGTAACTGTCTGTGTTTGCATTGTATACGTGTGCCGCACTTTGCATTTCAACAAACTGTGTTGGTGTAGTTAAGTTTCCTGCATCTATTCTAGCAAACGCAAATGGTGCAACTACTGATGTAACATCATTGCCACCGCCACCTGCGGTTAAGTCTGCACCAGGTGACCACTTAGCACCATCCCATTTTAAAACATTACCTGCAGACGGAAGATTGCTACTTGTATCGACATCTGTTAAATCGTCAATGCCTAAATTAGCTGCGCCAGCACCTGTAATAGTAAGTGTATTACCGCTAATAGCCGTACTTACTGTGCCTGCTCCTGCAACTGTTAAACTGTCAGTAGGACTAGATGCTGTTATAGTTCCTGCATCTGCATTAAATGTTTGGAATAGATTTTGATCCGGGGTTGCTACTGATCCTGTAAAATTAATTGTAACTTGGTCTCCTGATATTGCTGTTGTAATATCAGTACCGCCAACTATAGCAAAAGAATCATCTTCTGCATCTGCTGTAGTTGTACCGCTGTCTGCTGTGAAGGTCTTAAAGACATCAGGTGCTTCTGCTGATATACCTGCGCCTGCAACTACATTCCAAGATGTACCATCCCATTGCCAAGTTGTTGTGCCATCTGTAAATGTATCGTCTATACTAGGACTGTTAGGAAAATTTAATGCCATTAGTTACCTCCACTAATATTTATCGTTCCTGATATAGCCCACGGATTTGCTTGACCATGTCTACTATACAGCATTCTATTAGGACCGCCTAATAGTGTTAACGTATAATTATCGTAATCTGTATCAGAACCTGTTGTTGAAATAACACTCTTACAATCTGCAAAAACTTTATCTTGTAATTGTGCAGGAGTAAGATCAGGCTGTACTTGTAAATGTAATGCACAAACACCAGCAACTTGCGGTGATGCCATAGATGTGCCTCCTATACTCATAATTTTGTATATGCTGTTAGCTGGATAATCTAAAAGTGTATATCCAGAATCTGCAATTCTACTTGATGTACTCATTATGTTATCACCCGGTGCATAAATGTTTATTGCAGGGCCTCTTGTAGAACTATCTGCAATTTTGTCTACAGTACCGTCTACCTCTGCATCAATATTTCCGACCATAAATGCTTCACTACTAAAAGGTGAACTACCTTGATGATATTCATATGCAAACCCACCAAAAGTTACAGTGTTATCAAAGTCTGCGCCACCGGGCACATCGGCTTTATAACGATTGTTTCCAGCCGCAATACATATGTGTATTCCGGCATCAATCATATCTTCAATTTCTGCATCAACTGAGGCTACTCTAACTGGTAATCGCATTTGACCGAAAAATTCTCTACTTACACCTGTTGCCGCCCACAGTTCGCCTCTAGTTGTATAGTCAACTCCGTATGTCCAAGGAGTTCCTCTATATACACCGTTTGTAGGATCAGAAGATTGTGTTGATCCATACCCCCAACTCATATTTACAACAGTTGGACTACCGTTTGTTTTTGCACTATGCCATAAACGTATAGCATCAAATGCTTGAGAGATCGGAATGCCTGTGCCATCACTTCCTGATAATGTTTCTAGCCCTTGTAACTTTTGGCTGAATATTCTAGCTCCCTTAGCCCAACCATATGTTTTGCCTGCTGCTATGCCTGCACAATGAGTGCCGTGTCCGTCGGCATCTCTATAATGGTCTGCTGATTGCGTACCTATTAGTCCAGATTCTGTATACCAGTCAATTTGCTGTAATCTACTGTTGCCAGATGCATCTTGCCATTCTGGATGTTCAGGATCAATACCGCTATCTTGAATAACAATATCTACACCAGTGCCATCTAGTGCATAAAGATAGTCGCCTGCTATTGTAGTATTAGTTCCATATACGTTAGTTTCTTCTATACAACGTCTTAACCCCCAATTTACAAACGTTGGTGTTGTTAATGCAGCACCCGAAATACTTCTATAAAATACTCCTGTTTGTGTTGCATTACGAATTAGCTCTATATCGTCTCTTTGATCTGGTGGAATTTCTACCGATAACACTCTTGGATCTTGTCTTAGATCTTGTGCTTCTTCGTCAGTTAGCATCCAATGTGTCATACGCTTGGAACCTACTCTAGGATCAGCAATGTCTACACTTCTGCTAGGAATAGGACCTTCTCCTGTACTTGCAGATAGTTCTGCATCAAATGCTTCTAAGTCTATTCCTCTATGTACTACTACAATATATTCTTTTTCCATTGTTATGCCTTAAATATGTAAACAGCCCCACTACCTTGGTTTTCAGCTGGAACACCTACTACCATGTAATCGTTGTTTGCTCTAATTGTATATCCAAATCTATCGTTTGTACTTGTATCGTATTTATTTGGATTTACTACAGTATTTTGATAACTCCAATCTGTTGTACTAAAAATATGTATCACACCACTTGCTGTACCATTGTCGTCATCTTCTTCTAGTGCTCCTACAGCAAGATAATTGTCAGTTAATGCTATTGATTCACCAAATCTATCATCTGTATTTGTATTATAGGTATTTGGATTGTTAATAGTTTGTATTAGACTACCATTAGTAGGATTGTAAATATATACACGACCGCTATTTGTGCCGTCACTGTCTTCTCCTGGACAGCCTACCGCTGCATAACTTTCATTTAAATCAACAGCATATCCAAATCTATCGTCTAAGTCTAATGCATCCTCTTTTGGATTGTATATAGATTGGTCAGTAGCACCCGTGCTATTGTTAAATAGGAAAAATGCACCACTGTCTCCTTGGCCCAATGCACCAGGTTCGTTTTCTCGCCAGTTACCTACCATTGTCCATGTATCAGTAATTGCGAGTGTATTAATTAATTGACCTATTTGATCTCCAGGATATTCATCTTCTGCATCTAAATTAGGATTCTCAATAGAATGATCTAAGTTATAATTATTATTTAAATCAAAAATGTAAATCCAACCAGTGTCATCTCCAATGCCTACAGCATTTTCTCTGTATGCACTTATAGAAGCATAGTTTTCTGTTAGAGCTACGTTTTGACCAAATGCATCACCATTGGGGTTAACTTCTGTTGTATTAGGATTGGGGTCATCGAATGTATGAACTAAATTGCCATTTGTTACATCAAACAAATATGCTTTACCGTTGTTATCTGTTGTATCGTTTTCATTAGGTGCGCCTACAAGTACATAGCCCGTATTTAAGGCAACACTAGTTCCAAAACTGTCGCCGTCGCCTGCATTTATTGGTGCTACAGGATTAGGATCGTCTATAGTTCTTAAATAGTTTCCAGTGCTTGAATACAAATAAACTTTACCTTGGGAGGGGACTCCGTTTGCATCCTGTTCCCCTGGTGCGCCTACGGCAATAAAATTACCATGTATTGCAACAGATGTTCCAAAAGCATCTGATTGTGCAATTCCTTCCGGATTTGGATTTTCTAAATATCTTAATAATTTGAAGGGTGTTACTTTAGGTTGAAAATATTGTAAAGAACTTACTGAGCTATATCTTGGCATAGTTTTTATCCATAATTTACATAACTGCCTAAAACGTTCCAAGAACCTCCTGAGCGTATCATGGATAAAGTTATTACATCTGTTTTGTTTGCATTTCCTGTTGGAGCAACATTATCTATCCATTTCACTGTTTGAGTTACACCGTCAATCTGCACTACGTTAGGCACATATGGTGTTGTACCTTGTGTAATTATAAATGCTATATTTGTTGCTCTGTTTTCTGTTGCAGGTACATTTGTAATATTTGCTGTCCAATTAGCTGCTGGAGATAAAATATTAAAAATAGGACCGCCTGAATAGTTATGGTTAACTGTACCCGTAACTCCAGTTTCGTTTGTAATTACTTCATTAGTTTTAAGTACATTTTCTAGTCTTATACCGTCTGGAGCAATAAAATCTATAGTACTTGCACTTGTAAATGTAGGATTACCAATTCCTGTATTTTGTATATTTGCTGCATTTATACTGTCAACAGTTAATACACCGGTTGCTGTTATATCATCAAATGTTACATCATCTGTAGTATTAAGATTTTGATCGTATGTAGAGCCACCACCGCCGCCGGAGCTGTTTATTGTAATAGTATTTGTTGTATTATCTACGTCTAGTGTAACATTTGCTCCAGGAGCAAAATTTAAAGTATCGCTATTTCCTGACGCAATAATACTATCAGGATCACCACTTACTGTCACATTTTTAAATGTGTTAACAGAAGGTAAAGGTGTAGTAGGCTGAACCCATTGACTACTGTCATCATCTGTTATGTAAATGTAAATTTTACCAGTTGAACTATCAAACCATATATTACCTGCTTCTGGAGATGTAGGTGGTGTATCACTAACATCAACACTAGCACCACCGCTTGCACCACCTGTTCCTGGTTCTGCAACAGTAATAGAATTTCCCATGCCGGTATGATTTTTACACCAGTAATAAAGTGTAGTAGGCGTATCGTTTGTAACTGTAATCTGTACTTGACGTGTTATAGCTTCGTTGAATTTATCGTAGTATACAGCTCGTGTTACAGGATCATCATTTATATAATATCTAACATTGTCTTCATATGCTGTTCCGCCTACATCTAATTCGCCGTTTAGTGTTGTTGAAAATGCAAGTTGATGTTCGTTTAGGGTACCGCCTGTTGGATTTGGATAATAGACATTAGTAGGATCTGTTTGATCAAATACATATGTATAACCTATAACAAATGTTAGTTCAGGTTTGTATTCACCATTAAGGATATACTTATTACCTTCACCTTGGTTTTCAACGACAACATTATACTGTACAGTTGCAACCTTAGCATTAGAAATATTTCGTTGTAAATTATCTTCAGTAACAACAGTATAGCCGCCAGCTAATTTTCCGCTGTATACACGTAAGGTATTTGCTTGTTTATCAAAGAATACTTCACCGCTAGAACCGACATTACGATCTAAGAAATCGTCAGGTCTTGGTATAATGCGTATTCTATCTACTACTGGTGCTGAATTTGATGCCATATTAAAATCCTATCTACAGTAGTATTTATCTGTAGTTTAGTATATGACTCGCTTGTAATGCTTCCAAGTATCTAAAAAGTAATTGAATGCTTCTTCGTCATTCATTGTAACAAACTGTTTACAATGGCTTATTTTTATTCTAAAGCCGGCCATACGTCTATGTTGCACAGAGTAATTTAACCAATGTGCATGCGCATCATTCATAAATTTAGTGTCTTTGTTTGCGTACAAACTTATTTCAACCTTGTGAAAACTACTCATGCCATTTTACTTCCTTTAATGGTTTGTAGTCTACAATAAATCTATTATCTAATATAGTAGATCGTAGCCTTAAGTTTTTAATATCTTTATCAGTTACATCTCTTATTTCTGCATCAATCTTGTCTTTCTTTACAAGCATATATTGAGCAAGAGGAGTACCCGCAGGTATCTTAGTAACATTATTTAGTTCGTGCCAGTATAGCTGAACATTTAAAAAGTTTGGTCCTTCGTCCCCGTCGATCAGTCCAGTAGCAGCTGTAAAACTATGATTATCTGGATAGGGAATAGGCATACTCATTAAATAATAACCTTTAGGAATATAAACTATCCAAGGTGATTGTACCTTAATAACAGTATCTAGTGTATTTCTTTTATCTACTTGTCCAAATATTGACTCTGCATGATGTGACAAATAATCCCATTTCCAAATATGATCTGCATCTACAGTTTGCTGAGATACTGGTGTTGCCCATTGAAAAGATTTACCATCACCATCTGTTTTTATTGTAAAGTCACACCAGCTGCGTAAAATCCAACCTTCACGCATAATTTTGTGTATGCCAGGGCACCTAGCAATGTGTGTTAGTTTTGTAGGTAGTTGTTCATGTTTTTCTTTAAGTTTTTTCCAATCTTCCATAGCAGGCTTGATCCAATCAAACTTCATTTTACTAGCAGGAATAATAGGCATAATTTGATTTACTTCTGGTAATAGAGCAACAAATTCTACTTTTGGTTTTTTCTTAAAAAAACTAAACACGAATGTTCTCCTTATACTTCTTATCTAATTGATTAAGTAGTGAATTTGTAACAGTCCAAGAGACAATATCATCAACATGAATTAATTTAATATTACCATCTGGTTTGGTATAAAAAGTAACGTGATGAATTTCTTCAACATCTTCTCCTAAAACGTTTTCAACGGTAGTAGGCACTTCTGGTAACGGTTCGGCGCCAGCACAATTTTTAGATGCTATAACTTGCTGAATACCGTTAGCACCATCTTTATATAATAACACCATATCTTTTGCAGATAGAACTATGTTAAACCATCCTACATGCTTTATTCTATCTTTTTGAACTTTGCGAGCTGTATATTGATCTTTAGCAACTCTTAGTGTTTGAGTATATGTTACAAATTCTTCTGTATTTGATTCTTGCAACGGCATTATTTTTCTCCTTGAAAATGCTTTCTATACATTTCTTTAATTAATGATTTATTATGTTTAAAAGAATGTGTTCCCCAGAATAGTCTTTTTCTAAAAAATCTAAAATCATTCTCATTCATTTCTCTAATTATATAGTCATATCTTTTTTCAGTTAATGGAATAATATGAGCAATAGGAGTACCTGCTGTTAATTTGCGTTCTCCGTTTGGTATATTCCAGTAACCTTGTATATTTAATTCTGTGTTTATAGCAGGATCTAACACACCTATACTAGATTCAAACTCATAACTATCACTATATGCAATAGGTGTTATTAAAAATTTTACACCCTTAGGTGCAATAACATTCCAAGGCGTATTAAATTTTACAATAGCTTCAATACTATGAGGGCGTTTTGGCAACCATTTAGATATTTCAGGTGGTTGACTTGTTACAGGGTCGCCTTCTAGTAGTTTACTAAGTGTTTGACTAGGATTTACATATTGAAATCCTTGTTGTCCTGCTTGTGTCTTAATTATAACATCGTGCCATAAAGGCAAAATAAATCCATAATTGTAAAGATCAAAAATTCCAGGGCATTGATATAGATGGCTAGGCAAGTTTCTATCCTTGTTGTCAATGTAATTTTGTTTACACCGTGACATCCACTTAGGACGAAAATCTTTAGCAGGTATAATAGGATATGCTTCAGCAACTCCGTCTATTTTACTAAAAAATTCTATCTTATCTTTCTTCTTAAACATTATCTAACCTGTATTGTAAATGCAATATTCATTCTCTGCCTATTACTAGTATTAGTTTCAACTTCGTGTGGCACCCAAGCAGGCCATAGTATTAGTTCTCCATCTGTAGGATAAACTAAAACTTCTCTTGTATAAGGAGAAATTGGATTACAATCGTTTAAAACATTTCCTGGATTTATAAACTTTAATGCTCCTGTATCTTTTCCTTGTACATAGTACACAGCCGCAAAACTATCAGCAACATGATTATGCAATACATTTCTACTACCAGGTTCATTTATATTAGACCAGTAATCTAAACTAATATGTTTTTCCTTGATATGTTTTTTAAATGTACTATCAAATCCTGTATAATAATTAATTGCTTGTTCAGTTGCGGTTTTTACGCCGTCTAATAGCCAGTTAATATTTGAATATTGTACGGTACTTCTCCAGCAACCTGCATTACTCATGTTAATAGATTCAACATCATCAACATGTGCTTGATGCATCTGCTCTTTTAAGTCTATTAGTTCAGATTCATTGCCTATTTTAGTTACAAAAAAATCTGATTTAAATAAACCTACTCTTTCCATTCACTATACCACTTATCTAAAAATTTGTAATGATTACCAAATAATTCTTTAGCACTTTCTACTCTTACATCTTGTACTTTCATAAAATGTTCTATATACTGTTTTTGTTTATCTGTAAGATCAGATTTTGCATTAGGGTATGCTCCGCCAGCATGTAGCATACTCCACCATTGTATACTACTAAACATACTTCCGGGTGTAAAGAATATAAAATCACCTAAATTAGGATAGTATTGACTCATCATCATTCTGCCATCTGCTGGTAATTCGTCTAGTGTTTTTGATCTAATTTCCTGCCAGTAAGGAGTATCATTCCTACTACTAAAATAATAGTGTGCATAAATGAATGTGAGTATTTCTATACTCATTTCATAAAAACCTCTATTAATCATTGCCATAGGTTGTTCGTCCCAAACATTACCTGTACGATTTAACAAATCAGCAAGTGATGTTACTAATGCTGTAGTAAATGTAATACCTGTTGCTTCTAAAGGTTCAACAAATCCTGCACTTAGTCCTACACCTAAAACATTTTTAACAGCAATGTTTTCATGAGAGCCGATACGCATTTTTAAATGGTTTGCTGGCGCTTCGTATTCGCCTATTGCTTCTCTAAGTTCTGCTTCTGCTTCTTCTGGTGTTATATGTTTTGAACTATATACATATCCGTTACCTATTCTATGGTAAGTTGGAATTGTCCAACGCCAGCCTGCTTTCATTGTTGTTGCTTTTGTATAAGGAAAACATTCTTCTTCTGGATTAGTATATTGCGTTGGCATTGCAACAGCACTATCATTTATTAACCAATCGTTATAACTTATAAATGGTTCTTTTAGTGTTTTACCAAGTAGGATAGATTGAAATCCTGTGCAATCTATATATAGATCTGCTTTATAATTTACACCTTTGTCGTCAATTAATTTTGTAATACCAGTTACATCGCTACCTACTTGTGTTATTTTAGTATCTACATAATCTATTCTATCTAAAATTAATTTTTTAATTGTATCAATTATATCAAATGCACTAAAATGCACAGCACCGTAACTGTCTAATCCTACATTAAAATTAATATCAGTTGCATCATCTATTTTTGTTGCTGTATTGTTTTTTGCTAACCTGTATGCAGGATGCCACTTTTTAAATTCGCTATAGGGCTTGTCTATAAAATATTTGCTGACTGGCAAATGAGGTGCCGGAAGTACATTGTCAACTACATCATTATCTACAAAATATGGCTCGTCATTCCAGCCAGTAAGTTCTACGCCATACTTAAATGCCGCATTACTTGGCTTCATCCAATCTTTAGCATCTATACCACACTTATATAAGAATGATGCTGTTAATGGCTGAGTGCCTTCTCCTACACCAATTGGACCTTTAGATGCATCTTCAATTAATTGTATTTCTACAGGTTGAATTAAATTATTAGTAAGATATGCAGCTGTTAACCAACCACTAGTGCCGCCACCAAAAATTATTATTTTTTTTAACATTAAATTTCCTCTATCGAAATTATATTTTCTTCTGGCTTAGATATTACAAGTATGTATAATCCGTTCCACCAACTTTCTAAATCTTCTACATCACATAACAGCATTTTTTCATATGCAACTTCAAACCCTGTTTTATTAATTCCGTTTCTTGCGCCTTCAACAACTCCTTGCCAATTAGCATCATCAAATATTAAAACAGCTTCGTCTGCAAATGTATCTTTATAATGTATAACAGCTTGTTCTGTACTTGTTGCATCATGAGGTCCGTCATAAAACCACATGTCTATTTTACCATTATATTTTGATACATCTGCTTCAAATAAATCTTTATCAATTACATCTACGTTGTTTTCTTGTTTATACTTGTCTAGATTCTTTAAAAAGTTTTCTTTTTCGTTATGTGGTAATCTTGGTGCATTTGGATCAGCAGGCTGTATATCACTTTGCCAGTCGTCAATTGCTACAGCATCTAACTTATTGTCTTTGATTGCACCACAGAATGTTGCACCTTGTGCTACACCTACTTCCATATAGTGTGTACTACCACTTGCAATATGATTAAGAACTGTTTGTACTCTACTACTAGTTAATCCTGGTATTTGTGTATTAACTGTTGGAACACCGCTTATAAGAATACTTTCAGCAACATGCTTTACTTTATTTGTATGTTCAATTTTTGATTTAACTTTGTAAATATCATCACAAAAATGACATTCCCAACAATCAAATTTACAATTTTTAATTTTTTTACGCCAAGCATCAATTGGACGATCTTTTAAATTTGTACTACTTAGATAATTTTCAAAGTTATCAAAAAGTATTTTTTCATTATTTGCCCATCTTTTTACAATATCCATTGTTTCGTAAAGTCTGCTAACAGCTTCTCTACCATGCATTTTAAAAACGTCAATGCCAAAATCATTTAAAAATTCGTCCCAATCTTCTCTCCAAGGAGGAATGTTTGCTGTTTTTAAATGAATACTAGGATCATCTACGTCCCACTTTGGACAACTAACTCTACTAATAGCATTGTTAAAATATTGTGGCTCATTTCCTGCTCTAGTATTATTGTATTCAAAATGTTCAACCATCATAGGACAGTTACCTTTACATCCTTCATTTGCTAGTAAACTATAATGTATTTCTTTTCCGTAATTCTCTTTAATCCAATCTTTAGCTTCTTTAAGACGTTGTAAAGTATCTCGATCTCTCATTAAGTCTCTGTCAAGATTAATATAGTCAAATCCATATTTTGCTAGATGAACTATTTCTGCCGCAACTCTTACATCTCTTAATATAGTATTTTTTACATAAAGTTCCGGAAATGCTCGTTTAATTTGTCCTGTTGCCATCCAATGTGTATGCGGAATAGTAGCAATACGTATACCTTTGTCATATAAAGGTTTAAAATGCTTTATAAAAGTATCAAGATTTTTTTGACTTGGTGGAATTTGTATATTATTAAATGTAGCACTAATAGGAACTCCTGTTCTTTCTTGTACAAACAGTGCTTGATCTATTGCTAAGTTATAATCTTCGTCTAATACAAATATATCTCCCATTGCATCTTGTGTAAAGGGTGGGATTCTACATGTAAAATATATGTCTTTAATATAGTCTTTATATTGTTCGACAAAATTTATAAACTCTATATATTGCTCGTTAGAGAGTTTTGGGTTAAGAGGTATACTAAAAACTTTTTGATTCATTAAGATTTGTCTTCCATAAAAAAAGGTGCTATACTTTTACTTATTATAGCACCTTTTTAACAAAAAGTAAAGTGAATTAATCGTATAATTGTTGACTAAATTTTGTTGTTGTAAACTGTGGGGTTTTCTCTTGATTTGCTGTATAAGCACACTCCCATTCAAAATAGGTAGCCATATACATTTGTGTTTCTTCTAATGTTCTTAAACCAGGTACTTGAGCTCTAATCTGTATTAAGCCTGTTTCGTCTGTAAAATGATTTTCTGCCCAATTTAACATCTGTGCCTTTAAAAGTGCTACAGCATTTGACTCATCAATAGAATTTAGTCTGTAAGCAACTTTCTCGTAGTCATTGTCGCCTTCACTTGTTGGTTGGATGATATCTGAAGGATTATCTACTTTTCGCATAATACCAACTTCGCCGTTTAATGCATTAGTAAAATGTCTTGCATGAAACATTGCTTCTGTGATCGTAGTAGGTTTTAACCATTCAATAATAGGAGTGCCAGTTATTCTAGCAAAACTAAAATGCCAGTCACTACCTATAATTTCAATTTCTGGTACTAGCCTAGGGTCGTTACCAGGCACTGTTTCAAACATTATATATGTCATTTATTGTCTCCTCAGAGCCTCCATTAGTTTGTGGTTTTGGATTTTCTATTACATCGTATTTATCTTGCGGGGCAAGTAGTTCTTTATTATCAAACTTTGATTGTAATTTAAGATTTTCTTCTGCTTTTTGTTGTAGTTGAAGATTGTAATTTTGTAATTGTGTACTATAATTCATTGTTAGTGCTAGTATGTCTGCTTGTTGTTCAGGTCCAACACTAAGGATAGCATCCATGTTACCTGTACCAATGCGTCCATAGAATATCATATCTGTAGCTGCTTGTTTAGCTAGTCTATTAGTCCAATACTCTGCTTCGTAAATATCTTCTTCGTCTGTATTTAAAACATCCATATAAGTACGACCACTACCATCTGGTAGTTGTGCTTCGTCACTATCTAAAAACTCTTGTAAAAGATCTAGTAAGTGTTGTCTTTCTAAATACCAATCTTGCAATCTACGCTTCGACATAATATGATTACGTTCTGCATTCCACGCTTCAACACTGGCTAATTCTCTATCTAGTTCATCATGAGCTTCTTCAGCCATACGTTTAAAACGTCTAACTTCTACATCATACTTTGCAATTTCGTATTCGATGTTTTCAATTGATTCTTCCTTAGATTTAATTTCTAATAGATATTGTCTTAATTTACTGTATGGTGTAATTTGAGCTTGACCTACAAACCATCTTAATTTGTACTTAGGGTTAGTCCATTCTTTGTTAATTGCATAACTAATTGCACCCTTTTCGCGTTCGTTAAGCATTGAAACATCTGTATTAACAGTGCTCTCATATCTATGATCAGACATATATTGCTTGCGACGATCGACATTTTGTACATCATTTGTCATATTAAACTCCTTGATAATAATATATGAATATTTACCAAGTTAATCCCTCCAAGACATCGTTGCTGAACTTTGTCCATTAACTCCTTTAGCATTAAGGCTTGCTCCGCCTGTAATACTTTGTCTAGTAGTGTATGTAAATTTAGCACTACTTACAACGTGTGAACCTTGATACCAGCCAATAGCATAGCCCCAATCTTGTCCAACAACCATGTTTTCTTCACCACCGTAATAACCTTTTGTTCCAATAACGTCCTGTGTAGTATCGCTATAAAAGTTTGTTTCTCTCCAGTTTGAACTTGGATTACCTTCACGTCCAGCAACCATATTAGCATGCTTAAACATAAGAGCATGCTGGTGTTTGTCACCTTGTGGTGATGTAGCACTACGTCCGTATGGTGTTTCTGTTGCCCATTTAAAGCCTTGGTTATTAGTACACCAAATACCGTAATTTTCGTGTTGAATCCCCCAAATACCGCCTGATGTATTTGAGTTTCCATATTGTGAGCCAAGGGTTTGAGTAATCATGTTAAAACGTCTAATTTGACTACTACCACCGCCTGTAATCCATGCTGTTGTTAAACCTTGCTGTATAATACCAATGTTATTAGCACTCCATGTATGAGTTCTAGTGTAGCCGCTTGTAATATTGTTTTCTGTTCTATGATTGTAGCAAGTAATACCGTTACTTGCTGCACAGTGAGCATTAGCTGCTCCTCCTACAGTCCAACACAAGTCACTGTTGTGCATGCTGTCTTTGTAGTTGTGTCCTCTTTCTTGTTTACCTGCTAAGTCAACAGTTGTATCTGTAGCAAATGTGACTCTGTTAGTTTCGTCCCATACCACACTACTAGCATACCCGCCATGAACATATCCTGTAGTAATAATTTGTCTTGTTAGGAAAGGAATAGCCATGTTAGTCCACTGGCCTCCATCTTTATCATGAAAAACTTCTATCCTACCAAAGTTACCGTTATACCTAATATCACCCGATTCATGAACTCCATCGCCTGCACCAGGTAATGTTAAGTGACCAGTATCACTAATTGTAGTGTTTTTTAAATTAGCCATTAATTATCTCTCCATGCGCCTAGTCCTGAACTAGATCCTGCTTTACCTTTTGGCTGCATAGAAACTCCTCCTGTAAAACCAGACTCGGTATAATAGTTCCAACGGAAACTATCATTATTTTGCGCACCATTAAAGCAACCTAACTGGTAAGCATGGTCTTGTCCCATTGTAAAGTTTTCTTCACCGCCGGTAACAGGCTTAGCGTATGTATTTGCTGTAGTTCTAGTAATCCAGTTTGTTCTTCGGAAGTTTACACCACTAGCATAGCCACCTTCGTTACCTGCCCAACAATAGTTTAATTTACTATTCATAGACTTTTGTTGGTGATGATTACTTGGGAATGTACCGCTCCATGCACCGTAAGTTTCTGTAGTGAATTGGAATAATGTACCATCGTTATCTCTAGTAAACATTCCTTCATTTTCCCAACTCATGCCCCATGCTTGTACTGTTGATCCGCCTGGTGCACCGATGCCTACAGTTGATTGTGTTTCAGTAAGCATGTTGTATCTGTCAAGTTCTGCACTTCCTGATACCCACGCCATATAGTGTTCTTTCCATATAGTGCCGTCTTGTAACTTATTACCACTTAGGTTTCTATCAAATGTACCTGTATACTGTTGGTCAGTACGCATGTTAAATCCTATAACATAGTTTGATTGTACAGCGTGACCGTTACCTGCACCAAACACCCATGCTACGTTTTTACTACAAGCACCTGACTGATAGTTGAATGCTCTTTCTAATGAATTGTCACCTAAATTAACAGTAGTGTCTGTTGCTATAGAACATCTATTTACATTATTCCATGCACTACTTGATTTATAACCACCTAACATATAGTTAGTTGTAATATGTGTTCTTTCTTTAAACGGAATAGATAAACTTTGCCATGTAGCATCTGAACTGTAAAATTCTGCTTCACCTGTGGTAGTATTGATTCTCATTGCACCTTGTGCTGTTTCTTGGGTAGGATTAGTTGTATTATATCTAACAATAACAATACCTGATCCGCCATTACCACCGTAGTTATTTGAATTGTAGTGGGCGCCACCGCCTCCGCCACCGCCAGTGTTTGCGCCTGCATTGCCGCCTGGAGTGTTAGCCCATGTACTAGTGCCACCTCCGCCACCGTCGGCTCCGTTGTTGTAACCTACACCACCATATGTACTGTTAACGGCTCCACCGCCACCACCACCTAGGCCGCCGTCGCCGCCTGTGTTAGAGTATCCAGAGCCACCGCCACCGCCGCCCCAAAAAATTGGTTCGCCGGTAATTGTAATTTCTGCGCCTCTACCACCATGTGGTCTTGGATAAGAAGTTCCAGGTTCTCCAGCGCCGCCTCCGCCGCCTGGATACCAATAACCTGATCCCCACGATCCGTCATGTCCTTGTTCTGGATAAATTGATCTACCTCTTGAGCCACCTCCGTAGCCGCCGTTACCAATTAGTCCGTTATCATTAATTGTTCCGTTTGCACCACCGCTTGGAGGAACAGCACCACCTGATGCGCCTCCACCTGATGCGCCGTCTCCTGCTGGTGAAGTTGATCTATCGTGACAACTTGCGCCTCCGCCTCCACCATATGCTGTAATACTACCAAATACTGAGTTTCCGCCGTTGCTACCTCTTGCTTGACCAACACCTGCTGATGCTCCTGCGCCACCGCCTCCAATTGTAATTGAAATACTTTGTCCAGGTACTGTAGGATAATTCCCGTCATAAACTACGCCGCCGGCTCCACCGCCGCCGCCCATATCAGAGCCGCCTCCGCCGCCTCCGCCAACAACTAGTACTTCGACACTGTCAACACCGCTCGGTACAGTCCAACTTGTGTTTCCTACACTTGTAAAGTATACTAATGTACCAGCAACAGTTGCTAATCTTTGTGCTTCTGATCCGACAGGCAAGCTCAAGTAACCTATGTCGTTTATTATTGTACTTTTAAGTATAGCCATTTAATTTGTTCCTAGTTATATGGTATATATGGTATGTTAAAACGCTCAGCCATACATTGATAATTATGATGTTGCTCCGAATCACTTAGAGGTGTATCATAAACAGCAAAATAAGCAACTTCATGATGACCTGTATTAGAATACGTTGTACGATCGGCGCCTCTACTATTAATTTTAGGATAGCTGGCATGCGTTTGTATTAACGTTCCATTTTCATAGTTTCCTGTATCTTCTTGTCTTAATCTACCATTAATATAAGCTCTGACTCTGTTCCCGTCATAAGTTACAACAGAATGATACCATTGATTATCTGTTATTGCACCTGTACTTGACCAAAACCAACTTCTATCAGTTGTTTGCCAGGCCCATTGGAAAGTAGCACTATCTGTTTTTGCTTCCCATGTGTTTTCTTTGTTATACAAAATATCTTCTGGACTGTTTGAGAATCTTCTAAACACACATTCTACAGTGTTGTATTGTAAGTCATTACATTGGTTTTCACACACAGCCATTTGGTTACCGTCAAATCTCCAGTAACTGTTTAATCCATTACTTGTATAAGTAGGAGATCCAAAGAACTCAAAATTTCTACCCGATTGGTACCCAATATTAGTCCAACCTGCAGCTGTTGTGCCATTAGTACTTGATGACAAACTTGCATCTAACAATATATACTTGTTTTCTGTTTTTGTAGGGAGGCCCCTGCCAGTTGACAAATCAAACCAAAATCCGTTATAATACGCTTCTGTATAACCTAAGTCAGTATTATATCTCATAGAACCGTTTGGTGGATTTGTAGGACGTTGTGCCGTTGTACCTTTCGGTAATGTTATGGCTCCAACATCGTTAATGACAGTGTTTTTAAGTGTCGCCATTTATTACCCCAGCTTCTGCTTTACATTATCTATTTCTTCTTTCAAAGATTTAATTGCTTCAATTAGATAAGCACTAATTTTTGTGTATGAAATACTTTCTGCATTTCCGTTTGCATCTTTTGATACTAGGTTTGGTAAAACTTTATCTACTTCTTCTGCAATCAATCCTGCTTCGTTTTTACTTGAGCCGTCTTTACGATCATAAACAACACCAACTAGTTTTGTTAAACTTTCTAGTGCATTTTCAATTGGTTGCACATTTTCCTTTAATGCAATACTCGATGTTTCAGTTACAGATGTTGCTGTAAACGAACCGCCTACGTATAAGTTTCCGCCAATACCGGCGCCGCCTGCAACTCTAAATGCTCCAGTTGTTGTGCTAGAACTTGCTGTTCCTTCATCAACATAAACTTGGCCTTTTGTACCTGCACTTGTACTTCTAAGTGTTAAACTGTTACCGTTACCTTCACCGCCACTTACAATACCTACAAACAAGTTACCTGTGCTAGGTTGATATGCAAGTTTTGAATCACTTACACTTGTGCCTGTAATTGTTCCACTTGTGCTTGCTGTAAACATCAAGTAGTTGTTATTATTACCTGTGGATACGTCATTTGTAACACTAATACCCGGAGTAGTCCAACTTAATGCACCTGAGCCGTTTGTTGTAAGTACCTGTGTATTTGAACCATAACTTGTTGGCAAACTAAAAGTCAAGTTACTTGTTACACTTGCAGGACTTTTTAAAGCTACCCAATGACTGTTGTCATCATCGCCAAGTTTTAGTGTTGATCCTGAATTGACCTGTATATGGCCGTTTACTTTGGTTTCACCTGCGCCGTTAGGATCTAGTATTAGGTCAGCGTCAGCGTCCAAAGTTGTTACAGTATTATCCAAAATTAGTGACTTACCTAATACTGGATCTCCTGCTGTTCCTATTCCTATCTTACGCATGTCTTATTCCTCTTATAGTGTTGATGTTTCTAAACCGTAAACTACAGCCGAAACGCTTAAACTGTTGCTATAAACAACAAGTTTTTTACCTGCATCAAGTACAATACCTGATCTTTCAAGTGTACCATTTCCTACTAATTCAGTATCATACTCTATGTATTCTGCTGCTGTAGGAGTATCTGCACTTGCTAATGCAAGTCTTATTGTTCTGTTGCCGGCGTCTCTATTACAAATGCTCACAGTTACAACAGCAAAATTGTCTGCTGGGACTTCATAAACTGTTGTATTTGTGGCTGCTGATAGATCCGCTGCTCCTAATCTTCCGTTTGCCATTTTATTTTTTCTCCATTATCTTAAAAAGTACTGGTATGCTAAAGGATAACCTGTAACTGGACCAGTGAAGTTCATGTTTGCTGTAATATTTATCAACTCGCCTGACACCGTTGTTATAATGTTTGAGCTTATGAAAATGTCACCAGCTGTGACACTGTTAACGTTCAATGCAGCACCACCGCCACCAATTTGTGCTTCAATGTATGCTTTAATAGCACGTTGCGTTGGCACAACACTGTCGCTGTTTGCTGTAAAGAATGGGTCTGTACTAAATTCGCTAATACTTGCTGAGTTACCACCTAGTGTAACTTCACCTAGTGTAAGTTCTTGTAGACCTGCAATGTTAAATGCTTCAGCATTCAAGTTTGCAACACCTGTTGCCTGTTCAATTTGGAACAGGTCACCAACCCTAAAGTTACCATCTTGGTCAGTTGATGTAAAGAACACTCGTCCTCCGTCAACATCATATGTTTCTTGAGCTTGGACCGGTATTTGTAATGGTAGTCCAGGATAATTTGTTTCTGCAAAACTACCTGTACCAACATCTAGGAAATCGTGTCCTGTTAGACGTACTTGTGAATAACGTATTCTTGAAGTTACTCCGTCGCCGTCAGCTGGTGCATCTGCAATAGTCATACTTGGACTTAATTGTAAGAATGCTGTATGTGATCCTGGGTTAGTTCCTAAGAAACTAACAACAGTTACCAACTTAAAGTACTGTCCTGGTAAACTATCAAACGTAATATTTGATCCTGCTACTGGTCTTTCAGTTAAACGTCTAACAGCAACAAATGACCCGTTCTGTAAGAAATCTGCATTACCATTTGATGTTTGTCCATCAACTTCCATACTTGCTGCACTAAAGCCTGTTCCTCTATCTGCAAAACTAGGATTACCTAAAGCACCATTTCCGAGTCTATTTTGGAATACAACATCGTCAATGTTGTTTGGATCAGTAATAGTAATTGTTGGCGGAGTACCACCATAACCACTTCCTGGTTCTGCTAGTTTTACTTCAAATATTTTCTCGTTAGCAATGTTTACTCGTCCTCTTGCTCTAGCACCAAGTTTGTTTGATGCTACTTGAGTAGTTGTTCCGTCTGCTATTGCTAACCAGGCAGGCTCTTGGTTTATGTTACCAAATGCCGCTAGTTTGTAGCCGCTTACGTTTGCTGTAACAGTTAAGTTTGACCAAATTAATCCATAATCACTGTAACAAACACTATTTGTGTCTGCACTAGTTACCATAAACATACCTTGTCCGTAACAAATATCTGTTGGAAGAGCTGCGCCTTCTGTGCCTATGGTTAATGCATACCAAGTAATACCATCTAAACTATATGCACCGTTTACACTGTTGTTTGATATTGCAATAAATCTGCCGTTACCCCAAACAACTTTACTCCAGTTTGAACTTGCTGGTAATGTGCTTGCTGTCCATGTAATGCCGTCTACTGAATATGCTGCTTGGTTTGAACCTGTTCTTACAGCAACATATTTTCCTGCACCATTAGTAATACTTGTAAATCCTGTATTAGGCAATGCTGCACTTGATAGTGTCCAAGATGTACCTGCGTTGTCTGAATAAGCAATATCAGTATCATTTTGGGCAATAACTACAAATCTGTTCGATCCAGCACCTAAATAGCCGTATTGTACATCAACTCCTGTTGAAGTATCTAATCCTGCTGGTAGAGCTGATGTACTAAATGTTGACAAGTCCTCACTTAGTACAGCATTACTAGATCCTGTTGCAACAGCAACAAATGCACTTGACTTATATTGAGAACTACCATCGTTAAGTAGTCCAGTTGTAAATCTATCGCATTGTTGTGGAAGTGTTACATTACTCCAAGTTGCAACGTCTCCGCTTGTGGCTGCTGAAGTATCGTCACTTAGTGCAACAAATTTACCTTTAGCACCAATACCAGTGAAATCAAAGTCAATAACTTCTCCGCTAGTACCAATGCTTGTTAATGTAATAACTAGATCATTTTCAGGGCTTGTGCCACCTAATGATGTACCTGCAACAGTAATAGTTTCAAGTCTTGTATATCCACTACCAGCACTGTTTAATGCAACATAATATTTTGCGCCAACTCTGTCAATGTTAAAAGTTGCGTTACTACCTGTTCCTGCATAAGTATCAGCACCTTGGTTGTTTACCTGTTGTGATGTTTCAAAGAATCCAAAGTCTTCGTAAATATTTGAAGTAATTACAACATTCTGTGTACTTCTTGTAGGTGCTGAGAATGATACCGCTGGCTCAATCTCGTATGTAGATGAAGCGTTTGGTGAAACAAATGGTGTGCCAGGAACAAAGTGATCCCAACCTGCTGTGCCGTCTGATTCTTTAATTACTGTAGCAACTTTTGTACCTGCATCATATGTATCAATAAGTGCATATAAGCCTGCGCCTGCGCCACCTACAATCAATACCTTCATGCCAGGATAAGAAGTATTTAAGTTACCGTCAGTAGCTGAAAGTGTAATACTTGTTGCGTTACCTGACTGTGCTGTGTTACTTGCTGTTAAGTATCCACTACCACCTGCATCGCCGTCAACTTGATCGTCAATAACACGAGCTTGTATTAGTGCTTCGTCTCTAAATTCATCACCAATAACTGATTCGCCACTACCTGGACCAAACACATTAAATGTTACTTCTGTGTAATCATTACCAGCATGTGTAAATTCTGCTGTTAGAATAGTGTCTTGGTCTGTAACAGCTGATGCTATTGTAGCATTATATTGTGTCTTGTTATCTACTATACCAGTTGTTGGAGTTTCATCTGGGTCAACACCTTCTGCAACTGAACCATAATCACCATATGAGTTGTTACCGTTAGTTGCACGTATACGTCCGCCTGTTTCTGCTAGATAACCAATGTGTGAGTAATATGTAAACACCGACACAAGTTCTGCTCTACCATTATTTAAAATGTGTGCTCCAATACCATCACTTATAACCTGTGTAAAGTCGTTTGAAACAATACTGTCATTACCGCCGTTGTGTAATGCACCGTCAATTCTTTGACCAGTTGCGGCATTACCAAATGTTGTACAGTTTTGTACATACGGTGAACGTGCCGTAATCCAACATCTATCATCATCTGGACCCCAACCTGGATCTAGTGACGCATACGCACCTGCTGTTACACGACTTGTACCAGCGGCTGTTTCTGCTGTCATATCACCCTGTAGGCCTTCTAATGTTTGTAGTCTGATTCCTGTACCATTGCGTAGATAGTAGAAGTCTTCTTCTTGTGAGCCTATTACGCTATTAACATAGTATCTTGATGCATATCTAGTTGCATATGTAGCAGGTACTGTTAAATTAATATTACCTGTATATGTTCTTCTATAATTAGGTGCATATTTTAGATCCCAAATCATTCCATCTACAATAGATCTAATATCTCTCTCGCACAATGTTACGTTGTAGTCGTAATCTTTTTCGACATCCATTGCACCGCTATCGTCAGTTACTGTTACATCTGTTCCGCCTATTGTAGAACTAATAGTAAATGTTGTTGAACTTAAAATGTTTTTAACATAATAAGTTTGATTTAGTGTTAATCCACCTATTGCTGTTCCAGTAAACTTAATTGGTCTGTTTTGTCTTAACCATCCTGTACTTGTAACAGTAAGTGCGCCTGTTGCAGCTGTAGTTGCTGTAACACTATCTGCATAATAATCGTTAACATAAGCAACCGCTTCTTTTGCAATAAACTCTTTGTTAAGTTCAAGTTGCTGTATGCCTGCATAAACGTCTTGATCTTCTGCAGCACGGTTACTACCTTCGTTACTACCACCTAAAATAATATCGTTTGTTGTAACAAAAGTGTTGTTAATTTGTGCCAAACTTGCCGCTTCAGAAACTTCAGCTCTTGCCGCATTTCTAGCATATTCATAACTTGCAAGTGTTGCTTCTTTTTGGTCGCCTGTAACTTTAGCACTTGGTTTTCTCAAGTAACTAATTGCCGCCACTGTTGACGCAAATGTTGTACCTAAACACCAATCGTATCTTGCCGCATCTAGTAAGTAACCAATATCTCTTTCACATTTTGCACTATCATATGTTAAGTTAGGAAAGTTTGCTGTAATCCAGTTTGTTGTGTCTGTTTTAATTGTAGCAGCCGCTGACCCTAATAGTGAATGGTCAGTTTGTAAACCTGCCGCAGCACCAGTAATACTTGGATATACTATAGTCTCGCTACCAGTACCGTTATCAACAATATTAATAAAGTCGTCTAGTAAGTCGCCTATTGTTGTTGCGCTTGCAGCATCCCCTGGATCACCAACTACTTGTTCTACAGTAGACTGTGTGCCAGGAGTAACAGTAATGTTTCTACCTACAGTTTGCATAATACCTTTTAGGTACCCATAAGCTGCTAGTGTTGCCGCTTTCTGTGCCGCTGGTAAGTTCGAAGTTGCACCAACATAATATGCTTCACCGGCATTTACAGTTTGCCAGTTACCGCCATATGTTAAGTCGTATGCTACAGCATCAATTAGGTATCCAACATCTTTTTTACATGCTGTTCTGCTGTATTTTAAGTCTGGATAGTTTTCTGTAATGTAGCCAATTAATTCTGCTTTTAAAAATTCTCTGTTAGCAATAAGCAAGTTTCTAGCATAGCCTGCATTAGGATCAGCCATTTCGTCAGCTAATGTAAATGTTGCTATTGCTTCTTCTTTGCGTCCTAAAGCCCAGTCTGTTCTTCTTCTATAAAGTCTTGCTAATTGTTCAGTTGCTTGTCTAACATACCCTGTTTCGTTGTTTGCTAAAGGATAAAGAGTACTTTGTGTTTGTGTATTTCCTGTTGTTGCTGTTACAGCTACACCTTCTACAATGTCTCCAATAATTGCTTCAACTCTTTCAATTGCTGTGTTACTATACAAATAATCTTCTGCAGAAGTAAGTGTTGAATTGTTTGATTTTCTTGGGAATACGTTTGTAGAACGTAGTTCGTCACCAATTATACAACATTCTGCAGGTACAATTATAGGCAATACTTCGTAGTATTTTCCTGTTGCAACTTTTATAAGACTGTTACGTATTAATCTGTCTGGAATATTATCTGCATTACCTGCTGTAATTGCATCTGTAATAATTTTTACAAGATTTGAAATTTCAGTATATACAGTTTCTGATGAAAGACTTGCATCAAAGTATTGTGCAACTATTGCTGTTGAATTATCTCCGTTGTTAACTTGATAATTTACAGCCGGTGCTTCTTGATTCAATACAGCCTGTATAACTTCTAAGCCATAATTTATACTTGCTACAGTTTCTGCTTTTTGTGTAAGATATGGTGATCCAACAGTATCATTAATATAGGAAAGTGCAGCTTCTCTTGACTTTACATTTCCGCCGTGTGTAATATCCCATATTACAGCATCAATAATATAGCCCATGTCTCTTTCGCATTTAGCACTATCGTAATCAAAACCTGTAGTGAATGGTGAAATGTTACCTGTAATTTGAGCGTCAGTCCATTCTACAATTTCTCTTTGTATAAAATATCTGTTCAGTTCTAGTAAACGTCTTGCTTGGGGATTCTTTGCTCCTCTTTCTACTTGTTCTGCTGCGTATCTTATTGTTTTCCACGGTTTGTCAATTGAACGTCCATTAGTAGGAGCAGGTGTATCTGCGCCGTGTGTTGCTACATAATAAACATCGTCTGCGACGCCCATGTAAGCCCATTCAGGTGTTTGATTGTTGCTGACTTGTAAAAATTGTCCTTCAGCACCGACAGGTAATCTTGCTGGTCCGCCTGCTGCATAATAAACTAAATCACCTTTTGTAGTTAGTACACTTGCTTCATTACCAATTGACAATACTTGCCAGTATGTACCTGTTGTATCTAAATCAGGACGTGAATTCTGTGCACCGCCGCCTCCGGGCTGTGTTTGTATTGTTGAAAAGTCGTCGCCTTCTGAAAAGTGTCCTTGAACACAAACGTAAGAGTTGTCTGTAAATCTTACAACGTCACCTAATAGATATTCTTGATCATCTACCCACTCACCTCTCCATCTTAGGCCAGTGTTTAGTCGTTGCCAATAGTTTGTATCAGTAGGTGTTTGATCTTGGTGATCTGCTGTACAAATATATGTGTAGCCACCGTATCGAACAACTTCTCCTACTCTATAATCTTGAAGTGTACTGTCATCTTGCCAGTCACCTAAAAATCTAATACCTTGTGAGAATAGTTGCCAGTCTGTAGTTTCTACGACAGGATTTTTCTCGCTATGGTTAGTAAGTGCAATATATTGGTTGCCGCCGTATCTAACAATATCACCTTTTTGATATTGTCTTAGTGCTTCCCAGTCTGATTCAAATTGGAATCCTCTAACAAATTGTTCCCAATTTGCACTATCTGTACTAAACAATGTTGAGCCAGTATGTTCAGTAGTACAAATCCAAAGAGCTGCACCATACTGAACTACGTCATTAACTTTATATCTAGTTCCAGATGTCCATGTACTTTTGTATTCGATACCTGCATTAAATACGTCCCAACTTGCCTGGTCTGCTTCTAGCCCGTCGGCTTCAGTTGCAGCAGATGTATGATATGTATTACACACATAAGTTTGGCCGCCGTATTTTACTAGATCATTTATTAGGTACTTTGTATCTACGGTCCAGTCGCCTTTCCATGCTAAACCGTCAGCATAGACATCCCAATTAGCAATATCAGCTTCTAGGCCAGCTGCTACTGTTGCTTGTGATGTGTGAACAACTTTACAAATGTATAATCTTGCACCATATTGTACAATATCTCCGTAAACATATCCGGTGCTTGTTGCCCACTCACCCTTCCATGTTTGACCGTCACTTACAAGATTCCATTTAGGTGGTACTATTTCAAAATCTGTAAAGAAATCAGTTGCACTTGTGTGGCCAATCACACAAATGTATACCTTACCTCCGAATCTTACAACATCGTCTTTGTAATATGTAGTGGCAGAAGACCATGCGTCTTTCCACACAAATCTTATTCTACCTAGTTTAAATTCTGCCATTTTTTAATGCTCCGTTATTGTATTTATACATTTTTTACTGTCCTATAAAATTACTTCATACCATCATCAAAATTACGAAGTAACATCATTTGTCCAACATATGAACCGCTTATTCCTACAGGATTGCCGTTAGCGTCTGTACCTTCCATATTAACAGGCACACCAACTAATATTTGTGCATCTTGTATGTTGTCAAATTGATTGTCTGGTCCTCCTACATAAATCTGTCCCGCTGAGAATGCATTTAACTCTAGATCTGAACCGCCAACGCTTAATCTATCTGCAAGGAATGTTGCAATAGCTCTCTGTGTTGGTACTACATTATTACTATCCTCAGCAAATGTTGGGTCTGTACTAAACTCTCTAACAACCGCGCCCGAACCACCTAGTCTTACACCACCTAGTGATAGTTCGCTAAGGCCATCTAGATCAAAGAACTCGGCACTAATTGTCACAACACCAGTAGCCTGTTGTACTGAAAATAGTTCACCAGCTCTAAAGTTACCGTCTTGGTCTGTACTTACGTAGAATATACGTCCGCCTCCGGTTTCGTATACTTCATTTTCAGGCGCACTAACAAAGTAGTTGCCGCCTGCATATATTTCTGGGTAATTTGTTTCTAAGAAATTACCAGTACCAATGTCTAAGAAGTCATGTCCTGTAATTCTACATTGGCTAAAGTTTTCGTTAATTGTTACACTTGTATTATGAACTAGATCGTATTCGTTACGCATTCTAGGACTGATTTGGAATTGTACTAGTTTTGTTCCATTACCAGTGCCATCATCACCTAAATCTGTTGCAACAGCAACTCTAAAACTTTTTAGATCGTCTGGATTGTCTGTTGTATCGTCTGGAATATTAGGGAACAACAACTGGCTACCAATAGTTGGTACTCTCGGTAAACCTGCAATTTTTATAATGTTAGTTTCTGGTATAAAGTCAGCATAGCCATCGCCTGTAATATCAACTCTTGTAGTGCTTGATCTGTAACCAATACCTCTGTTAGTCCAACTTGGTTGTGCAAGAACTCCATTACCTACTCTATTTTCCCACCCAATGCCTACAGTGTATGCATTATCTGTAATTGTAAATACTGGTGGGTTTTGAGGAGAATATCCACTACCGCAATCAAGAATCTTTATTGTTTGTATTAAGCCGCCACTACCTAGTTTTGCACGGACTTTTACTTTTGCACCTGTTTCTACTTTTGCAATGCCTCCTATTGCGGTGTTTTTAGTTCCTATAATCCAACTACCTACGTTATTAACAACACCAAAGCCTAGTCCAAAGTAAGTTTTAGACGCTGCAAGAGTTCTGCCTGTCCACAGTATTCCGTCTTCAGTAGTTGCCGCAAAATTTGTGTTATTACCGTCTATATCGCCGCCAACAATTTGATTGTTTGCATCACATATAGCAAAGAACACACCTTCTGCAAACTTCATATCATTCCAACGCATAGTTGTTGATCCGTCCTGTGTTGGAGCATCTGCTCCTTGTGTCCAAGTTGAACCATCAAAACTATAGTAAGTTTCGCCTGTTTCTAGTAGTGCAAGATATCTATTATTACCGTATGCTAACCCTGCAACCTGTAAATTAGGTGTTGCTGGGAACCCAGTATCAAATGTCCATGTAGTTCCATCTGTACTATGACCTACTACACCGTCGTTACCTGCTACAGCAACAAACTTACCTTTACCGTATGTAAGTCCTTGCCATTCTGCTGATGCACTGTCACCAACAGCATCGTTAGGCATGTTACTAGATGTCCATGTTATACCATCTGCTGATTGAATAACATTTGTAGAGTTTTCAGCAATAACAACAAATCTACCTTCTCCAAAAGTAATGTCAATCCAATCTTCCACAAAAGGTAATGTTACAGAATTCCAATTTACTCCATCTAAACTATATGCAGCTTCATCAGTACCTTTAGCAATAGCAACAAATCTATTTGCACCTGCAGCTACTTTGATCCAATCAATGGCTGTAGAGTTTGGCAATAATACTTCATTCCAACCTTGTCCTGTATCACTTTCTAACACAAAATTTGGTTTTGCGATAGCAACAAACTTACCACTACGTCCTGTACCTGTTACAACTACACTTGTAATCGAGTTTGAACTATCGTCAGTTACACCACTCACTTTAATATGACAGTCATTAGTAACATCATCGCCGCCTAATACACTACCTAAAATTGTAATAGAATCACCAATAGCGTATCCTAAACCACCATCTGCAATAGTTACTTCATAGACAAGTCCGTTTTTAGTAATATCAAATCTTGCATTAGCAGGAGCAAGACCATCTTGCGTTATAACGTCACCTGTTCCTGGTTGTCCTTCAATGTCTGTAAATTCAAAAGTTGTATTACTAAATGCAACATCTATAATATCTCTACCACTTGCAATGTTATAGTTGTTTGCTGCATATGACGGTGCCGATGATACTATGCGTGGTTCAATTTGATATCTAGTATTTGAGCTCAGTGTTGTTTCAATTGTAGTACCAGGAAGTAAATGATCCCACCCTGGTTGACCTGTGCTTTCTTTGTTTATAGAAGCAATTTGATTAAGTTCGTTATAGGCAGATACATAACCATATTGTCCTGTACCATCACCTGAAATAATATAAAGTGCTTGTCCTACAATTTCTTCTTCAGTAATTGTTTCGTTGACGTTTAAGGTAATACTTGTACTATCTCCAATAGTTGCTTGGTTTTGAATATTTGTATATCCTACTCCGCCTATTGCTCCGCTGTCTGCAGGATTAACAATTCTTGATTGGAATAATGCACCGTGTCTAATATCTTCGTGTAATGCTTCAGCATTTGCTCCTGCACCTGTTATAGTGCTTGTAGCTGTGGTATAATTTTCGCCTGCATTTGCATATTCATAAATTAGGATTTCATCACCAAACGCTCCTGCAAACACCCCGTCTACCGTTGCTTCATTATCTCTGTTGAACACTGATGCTGTAATAGGTACTTCGTTAGGATCAATGCCGTCTGCAATACTACCGTATTTTCCGTATGAGTTGTTACCGTTTGTTGCACGAATAACTCCTCCACGTTCTGCTAAATATCCAACTTGGTTATAGTATGTAAACACTGACACAAGCTCTGCTCTACCATTGTCTGAAATCCATGCACCAATACCATCACTTAACACTTGTGTATAGTCGTTTGCTGTCATAGACTTGTTACCACCGTTATGTAATAATCCATCTACACGCATACCTGTACATGCTGTACCAATAGTTGTTACACCTTGTATGTAAGGTGATCTACGTTTAATCCATGTTCTATCATCTGCTGTTCCCCAACCTGGATCAAGTGCTGTAAAGGCACCCGATGTTGGTCTTTGGTATAAGTCGTAAACACCTGGTGGGTTTAGTGCTCCATCTAGTCCTTCAACAGTACATTGACGTAAGCCAGTTGTATCTCTCATTCTAAATAAATCACTTAGATTACTACCTGTAATTGCATTGGCATATCTTTCAGCTGATAGTATTGATTTGTAAGTTCCTTCGTACCTTAAATCATAGCAGATAGCTTTAAAGAAGTGTATAAAATCTTCTGCTATTCTATTCATTCTAAATTGTTTAGTTGGATAGTTTTCACGCACCCATGCTTCAACTTGTTGAGAAAGATAACTTTGTAAACTTTCTAGTTTAGAAGCTGTTTGACGTCTAACACTGTTTGATGTAAGGGTGTTTGTTCCTGTCATAATAGGATCAACAGCACCGCTTTCTGCGTTAAATTCAACTTTATCTTTAATTACATCAATAAGAGTAATTGCTAAGTTAACTTCACTTAATCCTAAAGTTAAGGTAGTCTTAGGTTGTGTAAGTGTATTTCCAGGAAGTGGTGGAACGTCAACATTGCTAAACAAGTTAAGTAAAATACTTGTTACATAATCCCATGCAGCATTAAATTCTTCTGTTTCATTTTGATATTCGTCTAATCTCGGATTTGCAACAATAGTTACAGATCTAAGTTCGTCGCCCATTACCGCTGTACCTGCTGGTACGCTAATTGGGCCTATTTCTGTGTACCTTCCTGTATCAACTTTAATTTTTACAGGTGTTAATGCTGGAAATGTTTCTTCTACAAATTCACAAGCATATCTCACGGACCTAAATGGTCTATTTGGATCTCGTCCATATCCTTCTGTGTCCATGCCATGATGCCCAACATAAATTTCTTGCGCTGTTCTTAGATAATTTTTCCAAAATACAGTGTCGTCATCGTTAACTGATAACAGTTGTCTTTCTTCGCCTATAGCTACTCCTGCAGGGCCAATAGTACTACCGTCGCCAACGTTTGTTCTACTTAAATTATAAGTTAGTAGATCGCCTTGGGCTGACAAACCTGACGGTTGTCCTGCTTCAACTAATGTATCCCAATAAAAGTATCCGCTACCGTTATCTCCAGGAAAGTTATCATTTGTACTAACGTGTGCTTCGTTACAAACATAAGCACTACCAAAGTGGTAAACAACTTCACCAACAAAATATGTACGTCCTGTAATCCATGCTTCGCCCCAAGTTTTACTTGGAACAAGTAATTGCCATTTTTCTGTTTGCAGATAATCAGATGTACTTCCGTCAACTTCTACTTTACCTATAGAAACTAGAGCCATGTATAGTTCGCCGCCTCGTTGAACTATGTCGCCTGGATTATATTCTGCGCCGTCTACCCATTCACCTCTAAAGTTGTAACCATATTGAAGTTCTACCCAACTTGATGTACTGTCTTGTGACTGGGCGGGTTGATCATCTCTATTGTATTTGGTTGCAAAATATAAGTAACCACCATATCGTACAACATCGCCTGCTTGATATTCTGCTGTGTCACTCCATTCTGACTCATATTGAAAGCCTGGTAATTCTATAGCAAATTTAGTAGTATCTAATTGATCTGCAAGATTGCCGTCACCATCTAAAAATCCTTGAGAAGCAGATTGGTGTGTTTCTGTACATCTCCATATACTACCGCCATATAATACTAAATCGTTTTTTCTATATAGAGTGTCTCTTGCCCATGCACCTACATATTCAATTCCGCTGTGGTAAACTTCCCATGAAACATCTGCAGATGTTTCAGTAGCAAGGGACGCACCCATTCCTGCATGATATCTACAATAGTAATAAAGTGTTTCTGGTGCGGTATATGGTACAGTAAATCTTACCTGTCTAGTTGTTGCTTGTGCAAAATTTGAAACATATACTTGCTGTGTAACTTCGTTACCGTTAAGAAAATATGTTACACCGTCTGCATAAGGAACTCCGCTATTCCAAAGCCCATCATCAGTAATACTTAATAATAATGGATGTGGATTCTGTACTGGATCGCCGTTCTGGTCAAAGCCGCCGCCAAAATATAAATTTGTATCATCGCTACCGTCTTGAGGAGCACTTTGATCAAATACATATGTTTTGCCAAATGCAAACGTTAATTCTGCTTGAGGAATACCATTTAATGTATAAATGTTTGCTGTGTCTTCTGCATTTCTTACTACAGCAACTTGAATATTTGAAGGTGTAGTAACTAAGTTATCTTCTAAAAACAATCCCGATACATGAGGAACTATACACTTGTATACGATGCCATTATATTTTACTAATGCACCTGTACCATAATCAGTTGCTGTTTCCCAATTAGTAGTATATTTTACTGACTCTGCAAGCAGGGCCCAGTCGTCTTTGTTTACATAAAATTCTGTTGAATCATGTTCGTTTAGACATACCCAAAGTGATCCGTCTTTTAATACAATATCACTAATTGCATATGTAGTCGCTGTTGCCCACGCACCTTTAAAAGATCTACCATCTGTCATTAATCTCCACTTAGGGGCTGCTTGTGGTGGATTACTTCCAGGCAATGTAGCAAGTAAGTCGGTTTTAAATTTAGTATCAGCTGTATGTCCTTCTAAACACACATATGTTTTACCGCCAACTCTTACAATGTCATCACGTTTGTATACTGTGGCTGCGATCCATTCACCTTTCCATGTATACTTAAAACGTTCTAGTTTAAATTCTGCCATTTATTTTCCCCTAGTATCCTGGTCCTGGTCCGCCTGTTTCACCAGGAAGCAATACCGCATTATCTACACCTTCACCGTATGCTGGTGAACTAATATTATCTTCGAATGTTACTTTTTCACTAACTGATTGTACAAAATGTCCTGTGCCTGCTTCAATATAATATGTTAAACTTCTACCGTCCCAACGTAGTTGAGGGTAACGCAAGTTAGGATAAACAATATCTTTATTTTCATCAATACCATCTAAGTAATCAATACCTTCTTCAAAATCTAAAAAGTTTTCTTCTGATATACCTAAATCGTTAATTGTAACACTGTTTGAGTCTCCGCCTGCAAGTTGATCAACTCTAACTAAAAATAATTCACCATCATCATTCCTACGTAAACCGTAAAAATATCTTTTGATAAATCCGTTTTGTACGTCTGTTGGATTACTTCCTATATAATGACTCATTATACTATCTCCACATAACTTGCTATAGCGTCTACAGCATCATCTGTACTTGCTACTACTTGGACAATATTATCAGGTGCAACTATTAATTTTTCGCCTGTTGCAACAACTCGCAAACTAGTATTTGCTGGTAGCAACGTATCTTTAATATAATGTCCAGTTACACTTGTATCGTCTTTCATTAACACACTTACATAAACAAAACTATCAGTAAGATTTGTTAAACTTAACCCGATAACAGTGGCTCTAGTTGCCGAGTTAGTTTCAATAATGTCTATAGGTTGTGTGCCTACATTGTTAATAACTTTATTTTTAAATATCGTTGCCATTTATTATCCTAAGTATAAAACTGTTTCAATTGCTAAGTCTGCTGCATCTGATGGATTAATACCAGATCCTGCACCAGCTGAAGAGGCCCAGTTTACTCCGTCGAATATTTCAACCCTGTCGTCTTCAGTGTTAAACCTGGCCATGCCTATTTCTCTATAAGCAACCGCAGGTCTTTCTGCACTAGTACCACTTGGTATTACAAGTCCACCTGTTCCACTAAACTTAACATATCCGTTATTAGTGTTTTCAAAAAGAGTAATACTATTCGATACTGTATTTATAATCCTATTGTCTTCGAAGGCAAAGTTTTCTATTACTACTCTACCAGTACCTGCGGCACTTAACACCAAGTCTTGATCAGTAGTAAGTGTGCTGATTGTGTTTTGCTCTATTTGTACATCATCTACTTCAAATCTATCTGCATAGAATCTATTTGAATCGATATTAGCTCTAACTGTATTATCTGTGTAGAATCTAATAATATTATCATTTTGGCCTTCAACAAGTTCTGCTGTAACTTTTGTGTTACCGTCTAAATCTTCAACACCTTGTAATATAATCCAATTAGTTCCGTTATATCCTTCGTATCTACTTAAATCTTGATTATAACGAATTTGTCCTACTTGTGGACTTGAAGGTCTTTGTAATGTTGTACCAACTGGAACATTTATAGCACCAGTACCAGCAAACTTTGTATAACCAGTAGCAGGGCTAATTGTCATATCATCTGTTGTTGTAGATATTGTGCTTTCGTTGATGGTAAAGTTTTCTGCAATAATACCACCAGTGCCATTTGCACGTAGTTCTAAATTACTGTTACTTAAAGTTGTAGTAATAAAGTTATCATCAATTAATATATCACCTGTTGTAAAACTGTCAGCTTCGATAATACCTGTCGCTGTTAAGTTTCCAACAGTTAGTGTGCCTCCTACAACAAAATCATTTGTTACTTGTAAGTCATTGTTTGGAAATAATATATCTCCAGTACCGGATGTTTTAATTTCAATATCAGCATTTGATTGTGTGCCTATTATTGAATTTCCTGCAAGTCTAATACCTTCAAAATCGGCATCTCCTGTTACAGTTAAGTTTCCTGTAACATCTGTTGTACCAGTTTGTGTAAAGTTTCCAGTTTGTACTGTTGTACCTGTATGTGTAACATCTCCGTTAATAGTTACATCACTGTTTAAAGTAGTGTTTCCGCTTACTGTAAGGTCTTGTGTTGCTTGCAAACTGTCCTGGACTACTACTATGCCAGTTCCATTAGCCCTAAGCTCTAGGTCGCTGTTAGACGTTGTAGTTGTGATAAAATTATCATCAATTAGTATATCACCAGTAGTAAAGTTATTTGCTTCAATTGTTCCTGTGCTTTGAATATCACCAACTGTGAGTTGTCCAACAACAGTTAAATCACCAGTAACATTTACGTTTGCACTTGGAATTAATACGCTACCAGTACCTGATGTTTTAAATTCTAAATCACTATTGCTAAGTGTAGTTTGTATAACATTGCCTGTAATTTGAATATTTTCAAATTGAGAGTCACCTGATACAACTAAATTACCTGTATAATTTGCATTACCTGTTTGTGTGTAATCGCCAACTTGAACAGTATCCCCTGTATGATTAAACGCACCATTTATGGTTGTATTAGATAATGTTGCACTACCGTCAACATTTAAATTATTATCAATTTGTACGTCATTATTAGGAATAAGAACTTCACCAGTTCCATTAGCTCGTAATTCTAAATCGCTATTACTTAATGTAGTAGTGATAAAATTATCGTCAATTAAAATATCACCAGTTGAATAACTATTTGCTGTAATTGTACCTGAGCTGTTTATGTTATTAACAGTAAATGTTCCGTTAACATCAAGATCATTTGTAATAACAACATCATTATTAGGAACAATAACTTGTCCTGTGCCGTTTGCACTTAATTCTAAATCAGCATTTGAGCTAGTTGTTGTTATAAAATTATCATCAATTAATATTTCTTCTAATTGAAGAGTTTGATTTACAACAACCTTGTCAAGTGTGCTTGTACCAATAACTTGAATATCACCGGTATGTGTTACATTTCCTTGTACTTGTAATGTTCCATTTACGGTTGTATCAGATAATGTTGTTAATCCTTCAACAGTTACAGCATTTTGAAATGTTACATCATTATTAGGAACAATTATTTCGCCAGTGCCGTTTGCACGTAATTCTAAATTGCTATTACTCTGTGTCGTTGTAATAAAGTTGTCGTCAATTAAAATATCACCAGTACTAAATCTATTTGCTGTTATGGTTCCTGAACTGTTAATATCATTAACTGTTAGTGTGCCTTGTACATCTAAATCATTTGTAATTTCAACATTTGCATTTGGTATTAAAACAATACCAGTTCCACTAGCACGTAGTTCTAAATTTGTATTAGAAGTTGTTGTAGTAATGAAATTGTCGTCAATTAATATTTCTTCGAACTGTGCTGCACCCGAAACATCTAAATCTTGTGTAACTGTTACACTTCCTGTAATAGTTGCATCACCTGTTTGGTTTAAATCACCTGTAAGTGTAAATGTACCATTTACTGTAGTATCTTGTAGATCAGTTGTACCGCTTACAGTCAGGTTATTATTAATTTGTACATTATTATCTGGAATTAATATTTCACCGGTTCCACTAGCACGTAGTTCTAAATCACTATTACTGTTTGTTGTAGTAATAAAATTATCTTCTATTAGAATATTGCCATTACTAATTTCACCAGCAATATTAAAATTACCAGTCTGTGTAGTATCGCCAGTATGTGTTATTGTTCCTGTAATTTGAGTATTCTGTAAACTGGTTGCTCCATTTACAGTTAGATTTTGCTGTATAACAACATCACTACTGTTGATTTTTACATCACCTGTGCCTGCAGCATCAATAAACAAGTCAGTGTCTGCTGTAGTTACTTGTATGTGATTATTATCAATTCTAATTGTACCATTTATAAAATCAGTAGCATCTACTGTAGTTGCAACTAGTGTATTTGCTTGCACAGAATCAGCAATTAAATCGTTACTGATTCTAAATGTGTTATTAGGAATTAATACTTCACCAGTTCCATTAGCTCTAAGTTCTAAGTCTGCGTTTGAACTAGTAGTTGTAATAAAGTTATCGTCGATTAGTATTTCTTCAAACTGAGCTTGTCCTGTTACTGATAGATTACCGCCAACAGCAACATCACCAATAACTGTTTGGTTACCAGTTTGTGTAATATCACCGCCAATAGTCAAGTTACCAAGAATATCAACGTCTTGGAATGTAGAATCTCCTCCAACTATTAAGTCATTTGTAATTTCAACATTTGAATTTGGTACTAGTATCTTACCTGTTCCACTAGCACGTAATTCTAAATCTGCATTCGAAACAGTTGTTTCAATAAAGTTATTTGTTATTCTAATGTCGCCAAAATCTGCTCCATTAGTATAAAGGTATTTCCACATCTTAGATGGATTACCTAAATTATATGTTGTATCTAGATTAGGTATTAGGTCACTGTCAATACCTGCAACTATTTGTATAGTATCAGTTGCTTGATCACCTATTGTGATGTTGCCACCAATAGTTACATTACCAGTAACATCTAAACTACCTGCAACATTAACATCGCTGTTTAAATTTAATGTTTGTGTAAGTGGACTTATGTTTATATTACCACTTAAACTTTCTATAGTATTTCCACTTATTCTTAAGTTACCAGTGTCAATTCTATCACCGCTTACAAAAGTTGAATTACCGCCACTTGTAAATGTTACACCTGAAGTTAAATCTACATTAAGTGCATTTGCAACAAAGTTTACAGTACCGTCATCTTGGTTAACATAAAATAGGTCACCAACTCTAAAATCACCTTTATGGTCTACTGAGTTATATCTAATCTTAGCATCATTTAATTCAATAACTTCGTTATCTTGTAATACAGTACCTGGGTCATTAGTAACTTCTTTACCATTACCAATGTATGCTAGATTTTGTCCAATAGCATAAACAATTACACCCGGGCCGTCGCCGTATAATCCATAATTACCGTAAACCGATGCAGAGCCAATCATTCTTATTTCTGCACCAAAGTCTCTTACATCATGATTAAGTATTGTTGTTGCTGTTACGCCCGAACCGTTTGAAATACTTTGCGGTGTTGTATCAAAATCTATAAAGTCAATATTTTTGCCGTCAATTACAAGTACATCGTTGTCTACACTTTCAACATTTACATTTAAAACAGTTGAACTGTCTGTACTTGTAAATGTAACTGTATCGCCTGCTTGGAATGTGCCGCCGCTTATGCCGCCTAGTCTAACAAACGTTTTACCATCGTTATACTTTCCTGCTGTGCCGTCAAACGCATACAAGCCTCTATTAGCAAAATATGTAAATGAGTTAAGCCATTCTACTCTAACACCGTTAGTTGCTTGTAGTGTGTCAACACCGGGTGTTATAAATGTAACAGCATGGAATAAACAACTTGCTTCTTTTGAATTTGCATTTACAACACTACCGTCTAAATATGCGCCGCCACCTGCGTCTCCTGCATTAAATCCTCTTGGATCTTCTGCTGTAAGTGTTGAACCTTTTGTAATAACTGTAACGTTTCTAATGTAAGGACTTCTGCTTGTAACAGTCATATTGTTTGCAAATTTAAATGCAAATCCTGGACTATAAAAGTCTTTAATTGTAATATCTTCTACAGTAGTTTCACCATTTAGTAAAAATGCATCATTTGTATTCGTGCCTGCTGTAGGAGTTATTGTAACGCTTCTTAATGAGTGTCCTTTAACTGTTACTCCTACTGGAACAGTTAAAGGAAATACTTCTTCATAAGCGCCTGGATAAATGTAAACAGTATCGCCTGTTGTTGCTACACTTAATGCTTGTTCTATTGTAGCAAACGGATCTTGAGGATGTGTTCCTGTTCTAGTATCATCTCCATTTTCAGCAACATAATAAATGTTACCTTGACGTAGAGTCATGTCAATACCGTCAACAAGAAGATCTGAACTGTTAATTGTTGTTGCGTTTAGATTTTGTAGCCAGACATCATCCCATCTTTTAACACTGTTACCTAATTTATAAGTGTCTGTTTGATCTGGAATAATATCACTTGCAACAGCGGAGTTAAAAGTAACATTATCTGTATCTGCATCACCTAGTGTAATATTGCCATCAGCACTAATATTACCCGTTGCATGTATATTACCTTCAACTTGTAAATTTGAATAAACTTCTACTTGGCCTGTGCCGTTAGGACGTAATTCTAAATTTGCATTAGAATCGTTTGTATTAATTACATTGTCAAATATTGAAATGCTTTGAATGTCAAGTTGACGTTGATAAACAACACTATCGGCGCCAGTTGTAAGAAGATTAAGAGTATTTGCACTTTGAATAGTATTACCAGAAATAGTAATATCAGCAATTTCTGCTATATTGTCTACTATTAAGTTGGTTGTACGTGTTGTGCCGTTAACGTGTAAGTCGTGTGATGGAGCATTAGTTTTAACACCAATTCGCTGATTGTTAACATCTAGATATAATAAGTCTGTCTCAAAAGCTAAATCGATTCCATTACGAATCAAATTAGACTTCAAGAGCGGACCTGATATGCGACCTACAGCCATCTCTTCTCCTTACACGGGGATCCTGTCCCTCTAGCCTAAATTTTCAGCTCTCGCTCTTTGCTGGCTAACCACAGTTTGACCCTGCAACATTGGTCTATGCTGCATTAATAGTATTTATCGTTTTAGAGAAAAAGGGTGGACTTACCCTAGTATAAGAGTCCATTCGTCAAAGGCTTCGCCGAGAACTATCGCATCTGCATCACCAGTATCACCTGCAACAGATACCCATTCTGTACCGTTCCATATTTCTGCACCAGGTGCTTCTGTATTATATCTAATTTCTCCAACAACCGGAGTTGCATCTCTAGTTGAATTGTCACCGGTAGGTAATACTATACCGCTAACTTGAGTATCAATTTTTACATATCCGTTATCAGTAGTTACAATATGTAAACCATCGTCGTTTGCAAGATTTTTAATCTTGTTGTCGTCAAACGACATATTATCAAACATCTTAACAGTACCCGCTCCATTTGGAACTAATTGCAATGCTGTATTATTTTCAGATGTAACTATGTTATTAGATATAGTAATATTTGCTGTTTTTAATGATGTGCTAATATTAACACCGTCATAGGCTACGCTACCTACTTTAGTACCTGCTACTCTAAATTCAACTTCGTCATTGAGTGCTTGAACATTAGTCTGTGCGTCTTCACTAAACACACCGCCAAAATACTGGTTTGCTTGACTGAATCCTTCAAATAGTCCATAATCAGTATTAAATCTAATGTCGCCGGCGTTACCGTTAGGCTCTAGCGAAGTTCCACCGTCGTAGAACGTATCCGTTGGACCAAATACTGTTACAGCATCACCACCATCAACAGTGATAGGCTGTGGATCATTTACACCGTTACCACCATCTAGAACTATTGTTGCTACAGATGCTACAATACGTTGTGAGCTATCGCCTATTGGAATCTGTATACTATGAGTACTATCAAACAATATTTCGTTACTGGTTATAGTTAGATCATTTCCACTAAACGTTTGTAATGTACTGTCTAACGCCCTTATACCTTCTAGATATATTTCTCCTGAGCCGCTTGTGCGTAATTCTAGATTACTGTTACTGTTTGTTGTTGTAATAACATTTTGAAATATTTCAATATCATCTGTAACTATAAACTTGTTAGCAGCTACAGCTTTTTCAATAAAAAATCCGTTACTTGTTGCACTTGTAGCTGTTAAATTTTTATCTGCTCTACCTTGTTCTATAACAACATTTCCAGTTCCAGAACCAGTTATAGTCATGTCTCCGATATTGTTATTAAGTATTGTGCTATCTTCGAATGTAAAGTTTCCGAGATCGGTTCTTCTGTCAACAATTAAGTTTGTAGCAGAATAATCACCTGTAATATCTCTATTACCAGTTTGTATAATATTTGCATTTACTGTTATAGGAGCATTAATTTCAGTACCTTGTAAAGATGTAGTTCCATCTATTTGAGATGTTCCGGTAACACTAAAGTTGTTGTCAATTTCAACATTTCCTGCCGCTCTAAGTTCTAAATTACTATTACTATTTGTTGTTGTAATTACGTTATCAAATATTTCTATGTCAGTTGAACTAACCATATTTTCTAATGCAACACTATCTAGAATTCTTAGACTACCAAATGACGCACTTGCTGCTGACATATCTCTACTTACAACAGTATCAGTAAACACTACATCACCTGTGCCTGCGGTGTCAAGCACTACATCACCTGTCTGTGTATATTCTAAAACATTTCCGTCAATAGTCCAGTCTCCTAAATCAGTTTTTCTATCAACTGTTAAGGCTCCATTAATTGTGTAATCGCTTGTAAGTGTAACCGTAGAATTACCTGTACGAACAGTATCACCGTTTATGTTTAACGATCCTGTTACTGTAGTATCATCATTTATTACTGTTTGATCATTTACTGTAAAATTATTTGATATATTTAAACTAGCGTTATCAACAATAACCTGCCCTGTGCCATTAGCACGTAATTCTAAATCGCTATTGCTAAGAGTTGTTGTTACAACATTACCAAACGCTTCTATGTTTTCACTATCAATTAACGCCGCTTCAAAACTTTGATCAGCAATAATGTTATTTGCATTTAGATCATTTACTGTAACATTTCTATCAAAAGTTGCATTATCTATTACTACCCTGCCTGTACCACTTGCACGTAATTCTAAGTCTGTGTTAGTTTCTTGAGAAGTAATCTTGTTGCCATGTATACCTACTCGTTCAAAGTCTTGATAATTTTCAGTAAGAACTAATTTGTCTGTTGTTAATTGTCCTGTTAAGTTATAGTCTTGTGCAAAGTTGGTATTGCCAACAATATTTGTAGTCCCTGTAATTTCTATATTTTCAGTATTTGTTTGGCCATTAACATTTAAATTGTTAGAAATAGTTGTGTTGTCAACATATAATATGTTGCCACTTCCGTTAGCTCTTAAATCTAAACTTTCATTAGAAACTTTTGTGCTGATAAAATTATCATCTATTTCTATAATACTAGGCGGAATAACAATTTCATTAAGTAGTATATCTTGAGCAACTGTAACATTTACAACATTTGCGTCATTTACTGTTAAATTATTATTAATAACAACATTGTTGTTAGGTATAAGAACTTTGCCAGTTCCACTAGCACGTAGTTCTAAATCTGTGTTCGATGTAGTCGTAGTAATAAAATTATCATCAACTAGGATTTCTTCAAACTGTGCAAATCCAGTTACATCTAAATTTTGTGATATTGTAAGATTACCATTAAAACTTCTATCACCTGTTTGATATGAAAACCCTGGTAGGAATGTTCCATTAACTGTTACATCTTGAAAATCACTTGCTCCAGTTACAGTAAAATTATTATTAACTTGTACATCATTGTTAGGTATAAGAACTTCGCCGGTTCCACTAGCACGTAGTTCTAAATCACTATTACTGTTTGTTGTAGTAATAAAGTTATCTTCAATTAGAATATTGCCGTTACTAATTTCACCAGCAATGTTATAGTTTCCAGTTTGGGTTAAGTTACCTGAATGAACAAGTGACCCTGTTATATCAGTTCCTTGTAGTGTTGTGTTACCGTTAACAGTTAAGTCTTCTTGAATAATAACATCACTACTGTTAATTTGAACTTCGCCGGTACCGTTTGCATCTAAGTTTAAGTCTTGATTAGTGTTAAATGCTTCTATTGTGTTGTTATTAATTCTTATTTCGTCAGTTTCTAAAGTTCCAAATGTCACAGTTCCAGCAATGTCTACATTTCCAGTCTGTAGTGTACTTTCGTTAATTAATAACCCGTTAACTCTTACTAATTCTTGTGTAGTAACTTCGCCTGTACCTGCAGCTCTTAATTCTAAATCGCTATTACTTTGTGTAGTAGTAATAAAATTATCATCAATTAGTATATTCTCTAGTTGGGCTTCTCCTTGAATGTCAAGATTTCCTTGGATATTAAAATCGTTAATACTAAAGTTTGTTGCTTCTAAGTCTGCATTACTTGTTAACACTTGTAGTGAAACATTTTGAAAAGTACTTGTTCCTAATGCTGTAAGTTGATTATTAATATTAACTTGATCTGTAATATTAACTTTACCAGTTCCACTAGCTCTAAGTTCTAAGTCTGCATTCGATTCGTTTGAAGTAATATAATTTGTTTCTATAGTGACGCCGTCTATTTCTGCATCATTTACATAAGTCCAATTCCACCTTTTTGTTTCGTTACCTAAAGTAAAAGTTAAGTCTTGATTGGGTTCTAAATCTTGACTAAATTCTGTATTAAACGTTACTGTGTCTGTAGGTTGATCGCCTGCTAATGAAAGTGTGCCATCAAACGTAAAGTTATCTGTAATGTCTAAATTACCTACAAGGTTAGTATTGCCGTTTAGATTTATAAAGGTACTAGCAGGACTGTCAATATTAATTTCGCCTGATAGGCTTTCAATTGTGTTGCCGCTAAATCTTATATTTTGATTTTGAACTTTATTGCCATCAATAATTGCAATATTTCCGTTAGTTGTAACAGTTAGTCCTGCTAATGCATTAACTGTAGATTCGTCAATAGTTAGTGTACTGTTACCAGTTTCTAGATCAACAAAAAACTGATCGCCTACTCTAAAATTTCCTAAATGGTCCGTAGAACTGTAATAAATTTTACCCGAGTTTAATTCAATAGTTTCATTTGTCTGTATAACTCTGCTAGGATCATTGTCTACAAATTTTCCAGATCCTATATAACCAAAGTTGTGTTGAATAAGATACATTAATGTATCAGCGCCATCTGCTTCAGCGCCTTTGTTACCGTATACGTTTGCTGAACCAATTGAGCGTAGTTCTGCACCGTACTTAATTGTACTTCCGTCTGTGCTTAAATGTCCTGTTGCACCATTAACAGCATATAAACCTCTGTCTGCAAAATATGTAAATGAATTTAACCACTCTACCCTAACACCATTTGTCATTGTAAGTGCATCTACACCTGGTGTAATAAATGTTACAGCATGGAACAACATGCTTGCTTCATTGCTTGTACCTAATACACTTGCTCCGTCTACTAACGCACCTTTACCAGCATCGCCACTAGCATATCCTCTAGGATCGCTTGCACTAGTTGTGCTACCTTGTGTGCTTACTGTAACGTTTTGAACATAAGGACTACGTGTTGTAATTGTTGCATTAGGAGCAAATCTAAAAGCATAACCTGTGTCATTTACACTGTCATAAAAGAAATCTTTAATTGTAAAATTTGCTACGGTACTTTCGCCGTTAAGATGAAATATATCTGTAGAGCTTTGACTACTTGGCGGTGTAATAACTGTGTTTCTTAAATCGTGACCAACTACTGTAACACCTGCAGGAACAACAATTGGTGTAGATTCTTCGTACTCTCCAGGAAATACATGGATAGTATCTCCTGCCGTTGCTTGCGTTACAGCATAATCAATAGTTTCAAATGGGTGTTGTACATGTGTACCAGTGTAGTCATTGTCGCCATTTTTAGATACGTAATAAGTTTTACCTGGTCTATTATTAAGGTCAACTCCGCCTAATATAAAACTACTAGATTCAACAGCAACACCATTAACAAGCCTAGTATTCAATTCTAACCAACGCTTGTTATACTTTCCTAAATCGTATACTTCTGTGACTGTAGGATCTATATTACTGTTTACATCAGTTTGAAATGTTACAGTATCATTTAATGCTGTTGAATCATCACCGGTGTCGCCAAAAATAATGTTACCATCAAGAGTGATATTGCCTGTTGCATGTATATTACCGTCTGTATGTAGATCGCTGTAAACTTCTACACGACCCGTTCCGTTAGGACGTAGTTCTAAATTAGAATTGCTATTTGTAGTAGATATGTAATTATCATCTATAAAAATGTCGCCTGTTTTAGCGTTTGAAGATGTTATCTTATATCTAGCATCAAGAAATAATTGTCCCGGAAAAGGCTGTATTGTTGAGTTTTGAAAGTTTATATTAGCAATATCTGCTTGTGTATCGCCGTATAATGTAGTAGTTCTAGTAGTATCTAAAACATGTAAATCGTTAGTAGGAGCATTATTTCTTATACCTATTTTGCCATTATTAACATCAAGGTAAAGTAAGTCTGTTTCAAAGGCCAGATCAATGCCGTTTCTTTCTAGATTAGCGAATAATAGTGGTCCTGAGATTCTACCTACTTGCGACATTTAAAGTTCTCCTACTTGTATTTATTGGATTACTTGTCGAAGTTATGTAGTACAGTTACTGGCTTATTAAGGTCTGGTGCTGATGTAAATTTAAGATACCAACCATCAGCGTATGGAGCATTAGGGCCTGTTAAACTTCCGCTAACGCTTTGTTCTAATGTATAGTTTGTTGTGCTTATTTGAAACACGTTTTCAACAAATACTAGAACGTTTTGTGCGGCTACTGGAACCGGATATTCAGGATCGTTGCTTGCTAATGGGCCGAATACTGTTTCTGACGCATCGCCATTACCTAAGCTCTGTTGGGTTATTCCAACGCCAACCGGGGCTACAG